CTTCCTCAAGAGGTTTGCAAAAAATCCAGATGGCTCGGCGGCACAGCCCAAAGAGGAACAGACCGTAGAAGAGCAGGATGAAGTTATCGTTAACGATAACGAGCAGGAGAAGAAGCCGCTCATCAGCATTGAGAAGAAAAAGCCGGGCTTTGTTCAGAAGCAGATTGAGGAGAACCGCCGCCTCAAAGAAGAACTGGAGAAGTTCAAGAACGACGAGATTCCCAAATACACCAACAAGATCGCAGAGTTGGAATCCCTCGTAAAAGGCAGCCAAACCACACAAGAGGCGAATCATTGGCAAGACCAACTCAACAAGGCGAACGAGCAGAAGGCCGAACTGGAGGCCAATCTCACAAAGGAACTGCAAGAGCTTCGACAGAAGGTTGAGTTCAATGATATCACTCAGAGCAAAGACTTCCAAGAGAAGTATGTCATTCCAATCCAGAACTCGTATTTCGAGGCAAAGGAAATCGTCGGGGATGATCCCACGCTTGCGGCACTATTCACCCGCGCCACAGCAGCAAATGCCGCGATCTACAACGCCGCAACGGAAGAAATCCGCAAGGAGGCGATCCGCGAGAAGAACGATACGCTGAAAGAACTCACAGAATCTCTTGATATCTACAACCAAGTCAGGTTCGTTGATGCCATCAAGAATTTTGAGCGTGCAACACAGACACACTTCAATGCGCTTGTGGACTGGAAGACCACCAAAGACGATCTGACCCGCAAGGCGAAAGAGAAAGAGGTGGAAGCCCGCAGTCAGTTCATCAATACATGGAGGGATAGCTATAAGAAGCAGGGAGAATTGACGGAAAAAGAGATACATATTTCTGACGAAATCTCTTCCTACATGAAGGACAAAGGCATTGAGTTTGATACGACTAAAGACGATGCCGTTGCTCTTTCCGCCACTAAGCAGAGCGATGACCCGGCATCTGTTGATGACATGAATCGCTTGATCCATCAGGGGCGCGTCTACAAGAAGCTCCAAGCATTGGTCAAAGCGCAGGCTGAGATGTTAAAAGAAAAGGATGATTTTATTAACAAGCTCAAGGGCGCATCGAAGATCGAGAGCAGCCCGAAAGCGGCGGATTCCCAGCAGCGTAGGATGAGTATCAGCGAAGGACTGGCGGAAAAGTTGTCGCGTTTTACTCCGCAAGGACGCAGAACAATAGCCGCATAACGCCTATATCCAAAACTGCTGGAAGGGGGTAAGACCTAAAAAATCTTGCCCCCTTTCTGTTTTTTTATTTGACACACTAAAATCATGTAGTAATTGTGAGCATACAGAGTATGCCGAAAGCGTGAGCAATTAGGGGAATCAGTCCGCTCTGGCTGGCGAGTCACCGATCTCGCAAACAAACGGTTTCTGGACTGTGGCGCAAGCCAATCTCTGGGTCGGTTCCAGCAGAGGAAACAAGCACTCGCTTGGCATCCTCTATGTTTGTCGGCGGGTAAACCAAACAACCAAACCAACAAACCAAAACTAATAAAATGTCAGAACTCATTCAATTCAATAGCTGTGAAGAGTTGGACTCCTTTTTCCGCGAAGGCCGTGAGTATTTCAACGACCTCTATGTGAAGAAGCTCGTCACCAACTCCACATACTTCACCCGTTTCGAGGAGCAACCTTGGCCCCTCAATCACACCACCGAACAGAAAGCGTTCCGCTTCGGGCGTGGTTTCCACGATCCCTGCACCCCGTTCCGCAAGATTGTCGATGACTACTGCGGCACCGACTCCTGCTCTACCTTGAGCGAAGTTGTGCAGCGCCCCGGCACGGAGAGCTACACTTTCGAGTTGCTCCGTAAGGAGATGCACACCGACTGGATTTGCGTCGAGTCGCTCCTGTATCGCCTTTTCCCCGCTGAAGAGATTCTTCAGTTCGAGGAGTCCAACGCCCGCATCACCAAGAATGTCCACGAAGAGTTCCTCCGTGCGAACTACATCGGTGGCGCTGGTCACAAGTGGCTCGGTGTTACCACCGAAGACGGCACCTACTGCGGTCTGGTCGATGACCAAGCGTGGTATGTCCCGACTCTCAACAACGAGCTTAACTCTAACGCTGGTTACAACCTCTGCGAAGTGCGCGTCAAACTCGCCCCCGCAGACCTTAACAAGATCGCCTACCTCTCGCTCGATCTCCTTGACGATGCGCTCATCGACCTTCAGAACGAAGACGATGCCTTCCGCCTCGACATCGCAGAAGCGACTGGCATGCAGCTTCTTGATATCGTGATCCCCGATCCCCGTGTTGGTCGTGCGCTCTACTTCCAAGCGAAGCGCAACAACGGCTACTGGGATGCCAACACCGACTTCGACGCCCGCCTCTCCAGCCTCAAGCTGGGTGTCAACCGCGTCATCGGTGACTACGCCTTCGGGTATGACATCAATGCCGCTCGGTTCAACAAGAACCCCACCCAACCCGCAGGTCCGTTCAGCCCGACTGATCCTACCACGTGGGCCAGCCTCATCCGCGTTCCTCGCTACATCAAAGTGGTGCAGGAGAACGGTTGCAGCTACATCCCGAACAAAGACTACCAGAACGCAGATTTCGCGATCTCCGTTGCGATGGTCAACAAGTCGATGGTCAAGTGGACGATGCCTTCCTCCACTGGTTACAGCCAAGCCCAGATGCAGACCCAGAACTACGCTGGTGACTGGGAGTGGAAGAACCCCGATTGGGAGTGCAACCGCTGGCGCAAGATGGGCTACTATCAGGCCCAGTTCCGCCTTGCGGCTCAGGTCAAAGACCCGACCTTGATGCACTGCTTCTTGCATCGCCTGCCGAAGACCAAGAACCTCTACGGTTCCTGCTGCCCGCTGAACGACTACACCCCGCCGAGCAATTCTCTGGATTGCTACAACTGCGAAGGCGTGGGCGACATTCAGGGAGCCTAACACCACCACCCAAACTAAGGAGGGGGAGTAAAATCCCCCTCCGAAGGGGCGGGTAAACCAGAATAAAATTATGGCTTGTTTCACCGATCTACCCTACTCTGACTGGTCTTACCAGTTGCTCCGAACCCTCTACGCCGCCGCTGGCGAGAATGCGGTTACGACCACTCTTGGATGCTACCAAGCGATGCCCCCAGCCAACCAGATGTATCAGTTCTATGTGAACTTGCACTACATTGGCGGGTCAATCACCCCGATCTCGGAGAACTGTTTTGTTCAGATGACCGAAGACATGCAATGGTATCACCTGAACGAAGCGTTGGAGTATTCCTACAATCCGCTTCCACCACCCGAAATCTAATTATCGGTAACGATAACCCGCGAGGGAGTTCGATCCTCCACCGCACACACAATCTAAAATTATGGCACTAACCGAAAACTGCTTTAAGGAAAGCACACCTGATGTGCAGAACTGGGAAATCTTCCAGCAATTGGAAGCAATCGAGGAGGCCGTGGCGGCAGAAGGTGGATTCCCGATTCCTACTTACGACTTCATCGAGTTGAAATACTACTCACCCACAAATAACATTGATGAAGTTATCTTCAAAACGGGCGGCTCTGGAGGAACGACAGTTGGAACGCTAAAGCTTACCTATAAGCCGACAGCAATCCCGACCGATGATGACGCCCTCCTTGGCACCGTAACCTTGACACCGTAACCTTGACATAACGGTATGCCCTACAAATTTAATCCTTTTACTGGCAAGCTGGATAACGCTCCCGGCGCACCTGTCTTCAGCGATGCGAAGTTCACCATCTTTGATGATGGAGATAAAACTAAACGCTTCCAGTTTGAAGCTAGCGCGATCAGCCCGACTACGACCCGCGTCCTAGACATCCAAGATGTGGATGGCCCTATCGCGGTGGGTTATGGTCTGGCGAATCAGTATATCCGTGGAGACGCGACGATCTCCAACTTCCCTGTGGCTGCTGGCGGAGGAAGCTCTGTCAGCTACTACTTAAACGGATCGGTTAGCCAAGGGACAATTCTCGGCAATCCTTACTACGAGATCAACAAGGTTCCAGCGGGTGCAGCGCAATTCAACTTTACAATCAACGCTGGAAATACGACCGCCTACTTTATCACGGACGCGAATGATCCCGCGCTTCTTCTGATCCCCCAAGGTAACTTTACCTTCCAACTTTATTGCTCCACAAGTAGCGGCAACCCGCAACTCGCGGTGGAACTCTACAAGTATGACGGAGCCGTCTTCACCC